GGGGTGGTCGTGCTGGCAGTGGGGGCAGACGAGCCGGGCGCTCTTGGCGACTTGCTCCCAGAGGATGTTGCCGTTCGTGTCGGTGGGGCGGTCGAATTTGATGTGCTGGAAATCCCAGACGGTCCACGCATCGCACTCGGTGCAATGCCAGGCGAAGTCTCGCTTTTCGCAGAGGTCTTCGGCGTCGTGGAAGTCGTCGCCTTCTTCGCCACCTTGGGAGACGAGGATGCATCGGGCGTTCCAGCGGTCGTGGGTGCGCCGGCGGAACTCGCCGAGCATGCCTTTTTTCCAGCGCCATACCTCATCGCCGATATTCCATCGGATGGATTTCTCTTGGAGGCTGGTGAGATTCGCGCCGCCGATGAAGAGCGGCATGTGGGGAAAGAGGATTTCGGTTTTGCGCTTCTGGTGGCGGTCTTTGGGGAAGAGCTTGGAGACGGATGGGATGGCTTCGAGCATCGGGGCGAGTCGGGACTCGGCCCACTGCTTGGCGGTCTTGTCGGTCTGTCCGGTGACGAGGGTCGGGCCGGGGTTCTCCGAGACGATCCATGCGAGGAGTGCCTCGAAAAGCGTGGTCTTGCCGGAGCCGACCGGCGCGGAGATGACGATCTCGGTGTTCGTATCCTTGGCGATCTCGGCGATCGGCTCGTTCATCCACGGCGAGGTGGCTGGGTCGAATCGCGTGTTTCGGGCAGAGTGTGGGACCACGACATTCCGACGCATCCATTCGACCGGCGTGAGTCGCTTGCCTGCATTAAGTCCACGGATGAAAGACTCGATCAGCATGAGAGGTGCTTTTCGAGTTCGCCCGCAAGCGTTTGCTTTATCTTGTCTGTTTCTTGAGAAAAAATCGGCTGCATTTGCGCGGCCGTCAGACCCTCAAGCCGACCTGGCAACTCTCGACTAAAGGCGTCAAGTTGAGCAGAAACAACAGAGCCAAGCGTCAACCCGATTTCTTCGACTTTATTTCTCGGAATGTGCTTCCCTCGAAAGACCTCAATGGAATACTCCAGCTTATCGCCCTCGAGCTTTACCTTGCGCAGGCGCGCCGATGCGAGATCGACGACGCTCTCGCCAGTGGTCTTGGCCTCGGCGGCAATCTTTCGGGCGCCTCGGCGAGTGTATCCGCCGGTGGCGACTAGCTCATCGATGACAGGATTCGATGGGTGGCCGCGTCGGCGTTTAGTCGTTGTCGGCTTGGTGGTTGGTTTTGATTTCTTCATGGCGAATAGGCGGAACTGGGCTCGGGACTGCTCACAGAAAACTGACGAGCGACTGGCAAACTGCGATGGTTGAATGGTTTCGGTAGGGTTCCCATGCCGCCCCCCTCATTCGGAGTCGGCCAGCTTGGCCTCGATGCGTTCGATCCATTTGTCGTCCTGCTTTGGTTTCTTTTTCTTCTTCAATGGTTTGCGCTTGGGTTTGGATAGCCATGGGAATTTCGTTTCGTGCGCCTGTTCGATGGTAACGAACCGATGGCCGGCTTTGCATAGTCTGCGCCTGTAACCGTCGCGGGTTGCGATGACTCGGGTGTCGGTGCCGCATGTCGGGCAGGTCACGCGAGGAGTTGGCGGATCCTTGCCGCTGTCGTCTCCATAGGCGTGAGGAGTTCGAGGGCGCGCTCGAGCCGGTCACGGTCCCACTTGCCGATGTCATCGCTCATCTTCCTCTCCCACACGGTGAACTTCTGCGAGAGCCCCTCGATGGTCACGATGGCCTTGGTCTTATCGTCCGGGTTGAGGGTTGGCTTCTCGTCAGCCAAGGTGAGGCCGAGGTCTAGCTCGAGCTGTGCCTCGGTGTCGGCGGTGAACTCCATGCCCCAGCGTGTCGTGCTGTAGTCTCTCGACTGGCTGAGCCACTTGGAGGCGGCGCGCTTGCACACGAGGATGTCCTTGTGGATGTCGGTCCACTCGGCAGGGGTGAGGGTTTCGGGTAGGTTCAACGCATGGAGCGTGAACATAGTGGTGTCGATTATTTGCATTTTGTGGTGATGTGGTTGCTGGCTTTGTATCTTGCGATGGCAGCCGCTTTGGCCGCCGTGAATGGATCCGTCGCCTTCTCTCGAAAGGTCTGGCGCGATTTGTTGGACTTGCGGAACTTAGTGCAGTCGAAGGTCTGGCTTTTGCCTGATAGGAAATCCCTCACGCCGACGACATAATGGGAGACAAGGGCGCGTGTGACCTTTAGCTCCCGAGCCACCTGCGCCTGGGACATCTTGCCGTTGAGCTGGTCGAGGCCGGCCGCGAAGGCGATGGCGTTCGCCATGACCGGCAGGTTGTTGGTCTCGAGGAGAAGCCCGACGACTTTGCCAAGGGTCAACGCCTGCTGACGCACTTCGGCGGCTTGGAGCATGGCGATGACCTTGCGGGCCACGGCCGGCGTCGTGCCGAGTTCATCGGCGAGGGTGTCCTCGGGCGTGTCGAGGTCGTAGTCTGGCATATAGGCAGGTTCGCCGTTCCTTGCGGTGAAGGTGTTAATCATGAGAGTGTCCAAAGTTAAATCCTGACCGCAGGCGTGCGGCCTCGATCTTCCGGCGCTCGGGGGTCTTGCTCCAAAAGCGATCACAGGCGGCGGACACCTCCTCGAGCATGTTGGCGAGCCAGGCCTCGCGAAACTCCCGATAGCCCATGGTCATTTGGATAATCTTCCCTCGCCCTCCGAATTTGGGTTTTTTGCGTTTGCTCATGGCTGGGTGATTTCGATGGTGGTCATTTCGAGGGTTTTCTTGGTGACTTTCTCCTGGCGGAATTGGAGTTCGACGCTGGCCGGGTCGTCGTCCGGGATGAGGGCGGCGTATCGGAGCTGGTCGATAAGAGGTTTGCAGCCGCCTGCGAAATTATCGGCGTCGAGGAGTCGGCAGGCGTGGCGCGTAATGCGGAGAGTAACGCGGCCCGGGCGAGTTGTTTTTCGCGGTGGCTGGCAGTCCAGTGTTTGCCGAAGAGCCGGTTGAGGCTTGGGGTCAGGTAGCCGGGCAGGTGAAGGGTGATGACCGGCTCTGGAGAAGGAGCCGTCGGGTTGCAGGGTGTATCCAAGGGATTCAAGGTCGTGTTGGGTGAAGGGTGGCATAGGAAAACGGGAAAAAACGGGGGTGCGGGAAATGCGGGAAAAGAGGGGGGGTGCAACCTAGCTCCGTGGGAAACACAGAAGACAAAAATAGGTTCCTAACATTTAATATGAACCATCCCGCCAATCCCGCATTTCCCGCAGAAATACCCCTCAAAAGTGACTTTTTGGGCATCTCAAGAAATAGGATGGTCTGGAAACCCCGCAAACCCCGCGCGGGATTCACGGGGATTCGGAGGCATCCTTTTGATTTAAGCGGATAATCCAAAGGCATCTTTCTTCTCCTCCAATTTGAGTTTGATCCCGTGAATGGTCGGGTGGTCGTTCCGATCCGGCTCGATGTGGTAGCCCCGCTCGGACATCACTTTTCGGAGTTGGCGTGTCCCCCGATAGCGTGGCGCCTCGCTGTTCTGGTCGCACCAGATGGCATAAGTCTTGGCCAGCGTTCCGATCCCGCAGCGGCCCGTGATGTCCTTCTCGGTGCATTCGATGAGGAAGGATCCAAATTGATCGCTCTCCTCCCGGTAGTTCCGTGTCGCCTCCACCACTTGGGGCGGCGGGCGCAGGCCGATGTCGCGGCTCTCGAGGAGACCACGGATCGCCCAGTTCAGAATGCCGGCCGCCTCCGCTTCAAATTCCCCGAGGATTTCGTGGCGTTCGCGCCGTTCGTTCTCTGGGATCGTGACGGTGAAGGGGATCATGTGAACACGGCGCCAGATTCCCTCGTCGGTGCCTTGGACATCCGGTTTGTGGTTGCCCATGAGCCAGAGCTTGTGGGTGGGGAAAAAGGCGTAGGGTTGCTCAAACGGCCGGCGGGCATTGATGGCATCGCCGCCGGTGATCGCCTTGACCTGGCTGTCGGCCAGCTTGCGGCCCTCGGGGATTTCGTCCGTGAGAACGACACGCTTCCCCTCCATGCTCGCCTTGTAATAGTCGAAATTGTTGTCCGACTTGGCGGCGAGCAAGGCTGCAATCGGGACCGTGGTCATGAGGTCGCCGAGGAGGATTTTGAGCACACCGAAGAGGGTTGATTTTCCATTCGCTCCCTTGCCGTAGGCAAAGAAGAGGGCGTCGTGGTGGACGCGGCCGGTCAGCGAATAGCCGAAAGCCCGCGCCAGATAGACCCGCGTCTCGACATCCGGGATGAACCGCTTGAGGAAGGCATCCCACTTCGGGCATTGCTCGGAGAGGTCGAAGTTGATCGGCGAGCGGGTCGTGGCGTAATCCGAGGCCCTATGACCACGGAAAATCCCCTCGCTAAAATCCAGTGTGCCATTGAGCACCACGAGGATTTCGGGGTTCGCATCGAAGGCCGTGGCGGGGAGGTTCATTTCCGACTTGGCGATGCGCTCCACCGATCCGAGGTATTCCGAGTGGCAGAGCTTGTGGCAGCGCTCCTCGAGGCCCTTGATCTCCTTGATGCGCGGATCCTTTTTGTCCTCGTCGGCGGGATTGGCCGCCATCTCGGCGCGGATCGAATCGGCCACGCGTTGGTAGACATCGGTGAGCGTGTCGGAAATATCGAGGATCGTGGAGTTCCCTGTGTCACGGCGCCAGAGGCCATCTTCGTAAACCATCCAAGTCTTGGCGTGGATGTTCCAGACGCGCAGGCCCCGGCGGAGTTCTGCCCAGAGGCGGGCATCGCCCTTGTGTGCCTGACCAAAGGCCACCATCACGCGCTCACGGGAAATCTCGGTCGGGATGGCTGAGATTTCGCCCCCGGCGAGCGGGTCTTCCCCTTGGCCTGGTCCGCTGGTGGAATCCGCAAACCGGATCTGGCCTGCCCAGCGTTTGCGTTTCCATGCCGCACGGGCATCGAATCCATGCTGGCTGGCAAGGTGCGCCAATGTGCCGACTCCCACCTGCTTGAGGCGCGCCTTGTGCTTCCCGGCGTATTCGCCCTCCTTTTCCTCTGGCGACCATTGATGCAAAAGCCGGGCGCCATCCACCATAGGCAGGACGCTCCACACTGCGGAAGCGATCTTCAGCCAGGTATCGTAATCCGGGCGCGGCGGGATGAATCGAAGCATCTCGGCGATGTCTGCCGCAGTCGTCTCCACGGGTGGCCGCCATGTTTCTTGCCGCTCCGGCATCTTGTCCGGCACGGGGATCGGTTGGAAAATGTCCGAGGTCTCCATGTCCGGATCGCTCGACACAAAGCACAGGCGCATCGGGTCCTTGGTAGATTTGTCCAGCTTGAGCTTATGCTTCTCGGAGAAATGGAGTTCCGCCGCGAACCATGAATCCTTGTGACTCTCGGGATCAATTGATACCACCGCCTTTAGCCCTTGGCCGGATGGCCCCACAAAGACCGCTCCGACATAGGGATCGGCGAGGAGTTCCGACCGCTTCGCCCGCACCACGGAATCATCGGCGAGGATTGGGTTGTCCTTCAGATCGAAATCCGCCTGGAGCCAACCGCTGTGCGTGATCGCCTTCGCTTCGGGCGAGAGGTCGCGCTCACGGGAGAGGCAATGGCAGGAAATCGTCACCGCTGGCAGGTCGCGCTTCTTCGCCGTGTAGCGTGGCTCATCCCCCCGCTTGAGGTGTTCGCGCAGGATGTCCACTTGGCGCCCCCAGCGGCCAGCCTTCACTCCTTGGAAGAATGCTTCCAGCGTGATCGCCTCGTCCGGTTCATCGGCGAAGGCGTTGGAGAAAAGGGAGATGTTGGTTTTGAGTGATTTCATTGATTAAGTTTCTTGAGTTCCCAGCGTTTGATCCGGCGCTCGAAGTCCTGCCACCGGATGTATTCCATCTCTCCCATCGCCCCGTCGCGGTGCAGGAGGTCGGCAAACCAGCACCCTTGGGCAGCCATGCTCCATCCGGTTGTGTGGATGTGATGGCGGGATTCCAAAACCTCCCTCGGCCAATCACGGAGACGCCGGCGCCAATATCGATGCAGGCGTTCGTTCGGGAGGGTTCCAAAAAGGTCGAGTTGTGTTGTCATTTGAGATTCTTGTAAAAATTGATCGCCGCCTCGGAGACATGGACGCCCTTGATCCAGTCCTTGAGGTAAAGGCCAGAAAGAGACCGCAGGCGGGAGAGGGCCACATAAGCCTGCCCCGGCTCGCGGGCGGCCCGGATGTCGATGTGGGCGCGGTCGAGCGTGAGACCTTGGGATTTGTGGATCGTGAGAGCGTAGGCCGGGCGGAGCGGGATTTGTGTCATGGTCGCCGAGTCCTCGCGTTGCGGGTCGAATTGGGATGACCGCTTGGGGATGTTGACCGTTTCCCCATTGTCAAAGGCCACCCACACCGAGTCCGGTTCCATGTCCTGCACGGTCCCGCAGAGGCCGTTGACCACCGTGTGCTTCTTGTCTTTGTCTTCCTCGTCCGGCACTTCCATGTTGCAGGTCGCCATCACTTGCGCCCCGCGCTTGATCGTGAGGCGGCTCGGGGTGATCGAGTTCTTGGCGAGGAAATCCGCCTCGTGCTCGGCTCCGGTAAATTCCGCCTCGTAGCTCACCTCGGGAGATTCGATCTCGCCGATTTGGTAGGTGTTCCACTTGTCCACTTGGGCGTTGTGCGTCATGAGCCGGACGACGCGGCGATCCACGAACATCTTGACCCGCTGGGTGAGCGTGTCGGCCACGGCCTTCGAGATGCGCCCCTCGCGGAAGTTGTTCAGCGCCTCGGTGAAGAGGGGTTCCTTCTGGCGGTGGATCGTTGTGAGGTAGGCATTGCGGAATCCCGCCCCTCGCCACGCCTCGGAGGCAAATGCCCAATCGTAGCGCCCATCCTTCGCCACGGGCGGGAGTTGGAGGAAATCCCCCACGGCCACGAGTTGAATGCCTCCGAATGGTCGGTCGATCTTCCGGATCGCGCGGCAATGGAAATCGAGGTAGTTGATAATCCGCCCCGGCAACATGGAAATCTCATCGATGACGAGGCACTCGGCTGCCTTCACTCGGGCGAAAGCCGAATGGCGGGAAAATGGCACCGGCTTCTTTTGGAGGAAGGCCAGATAGTCCTCAAACCGTTGCCCTGGCGCAGGCCCCAGCGCCATGCCTGCCCAGCGGTAGATCGTATGGGCCGCGATCCCGACGCCGGCATTCTTGCGGAATTGATCTTGGAGGTTAAGGGCCGCGATCCCTGTGGTCGCGCAGACATCCACCCGGCAAAATGCCTGACCGATGTATTGCAGGAGCGCGGTGGATTTCCCCGTGCCTGCCATACCGGAGAGGAAAACATTCGCCCCCGATTGGATGAGGTCCACGGCAGCGGATTGCCCTGGCGAAAGCCGGATCGGGTCAGTATTCGGCGACCCGCCCACGGAAGAGGTGGATGGCTTTGGCGAGGAAACGCGCCTCGGGGTCGTCGCCGCCGGTGAGATAGCCCATTCGGTAGGCTGCGAGGAGTTCGCCCGCGATGCGGGAGGATTTAGCGTCGTCGTCATGGGTCAAAACGGATCCAACTCGATGCGTTTGCGGTTGAAGAGTGGGAGGCGGTGGAGAAGGATCGGCGGCTTGGTATTGAAGGCTTTCACTGCGATCCACGCCTGCTCCCCGTTCGGATCGATCACGATCCCGAGGTCGCTCTCGAATGAGTGCATCGAGTCGAACCACTCCCACTCCGCATCCGGCGCCCCCTGGTCTGGATGTGACATGGGAATCTTCTCGCCTGGGGTGATTGCCCCCAACTCCCTCGGAGCCGGGGGTTGGGCTTTTGGGGCGCAGGCATCCATGGATTGCTTGATGCTCGCCGCCAACGCGGCCCGCTCACTCTCAGGGGTAATCTTGAGGCCGGTTATTTCGGCGGCAGACGCATAAGCCTTCTTTGCGGCCTTGGCCGCCATGATTTCAGCGAGGGATGGCATCAGTAATCGTATTCCTCCGGCTTAATTTGGGTTGTCCCCCGCACAATCGCTCCGGCCTCCTGCCAGACGCGCAGGCCAGGGATTTGTGCGCCTGTTTTCACTACGGCACGGATCGCGGCGTTGTTCGGCTCGATGAGGCAGAGTTCCGGGCGGGCGGCATGGAGGGCGGTGATGTCCACCACCTCAAATTTCCACGAGGTTCTGGTCACGATTCCCTGGGGCTTCGGCCCCTCGGCATCGATCACGGCCAACTGGCTCGCCGCGATCTTGTCCGCTGCCTCGGCACGGGCGGCATCGGCTGCCGCCTCGTCACCATTCGCAAGAGCTTCCGCCTGCTTGGCGTTTAACTCTGCCAAAGCCTCGGCCTGCACCCGAGCCGCTTCCTCGCGGTCATTCTCAGATTTTCGCCTGGCGGCTTCTTGGTAGGCCCCCACAATCACCGAGAGGCGCTTGGCCTCCACCTCGAGCGGGGCGAGGTAATCCTTCGCCGTGGCATCGATGCGCTTGCCGACCTCGAGGACCGGGGCTTTCACCTCCTTGCGGCTGTCCTCCACCGAGCGGGTGAGGGATTTGAGTTTCGTCAGCGCGCCGGCCGCCGCGTCGAGATCAGCCACCGAGGCAATCGCTTTGATGCGCCCGCTCGCCTCCAACGCCATCGTTCTGGCGTTGAAGGCCGCAGGCGACAGCTCGATCTGCGGGCAGGGAAGACTGCCCGAGACAACAATTTCGAGCGTGTCGCTCATGATTAGAATTCCTCCCCTGACCCAGCGGCGACGAGTTCCTCTTGAGCGCGCTTGAGGGCTTTGGCAAGGCGTTGATCGGCCGCTGTGCTGCCAGCACTCGGCACCCAGTTCTTGTTCAGCTTCTCGATCGCTTCGGGATCGAGGTCGCGGACCTCCAGCCCGGAGTGCTTGCCGACATGCACCTTCACGGTCGCCCAATCATCACCGGCTTGGGTGGTATCGACCGCCTCGGCTTCACGCACCGGCTCGGTGGGCTTGGCCGCCCCACGGTAGCTGGCTTCCTCGCCATTGGCCTCGCGGTCCTTCTTGCGGGTAAATTTGCCCGAAGGCTTGAGCGGTTCGGTTCCTTTGTAAGGAGTGCAGGCAATGATGTTTGCGTAGGTGTTTCCGTTGTCGGCGTGGTCGTGGGTGATGACGACCTGCGCGGGCTTCCCGAGGAGCGCCTCGGTGTCGAACTCGGCTTCCTCCGCTGCGGTCAGGTCACGCCCAAACCATTGGCGGATGAATTTGCGGAAGTTCGCTTTCTCGTTGAGGGATGGGGTGAACCCCCGGCTCCACACGCACTGGCGACTGCCATCTTCCCGCGCCGGAGCGTCGGTCTCATAGACAAGGCGAAAAACTTCGCTCTCGCCGAATTTGCTGGTCTGCTTGACTAATGGGGTCACATCGACGCACACAGCGCGAAAGGTTCCCTCTTCATGCGGGTTGAAGGCTCCGCCGCCTTTTTTTGTTAGTTTCATATCACTCTGGTTTGTTGTTTGTTAATCCGCGTTTTTTGGGATTGCGCGGCCCCCCTGGTCCCCTGCGGTCTCCTTGAGACCTAGCGAGGAAAAATTTTCACAAAGTCTGGCGGATCAATTCATGCGCCCGTTTGCGTAGCTGCTCGGCGCGCTTGAGAAGTGACAGCGCCCGAGCTTCGAGCTTGCGAATCTGTTCCGAGTCTTTGGGCATCTGTGGTTTGTCGCTCATGGCTCAATCGAAATCCTCGTGGTTGTCCCAATCGCGCCCGAACTCCTCGCGGCGGTAGTAACGCTCTTGGCGGCGGCGCTCCGTCATGCGCCCGTCACGAAATCCAAGGCAGTAGCAAGCCCACATCGACCCGAAGGCGATGGAGGAGAGAAGGACGGCCTCCCACGCGCTCATCGGGCGTCCTCCTCGGGAGGTTCGGGGAGGTTTTGCCAGTGAAGGACCGGCACAAGAACGCGGGCCGCATTTGTGAACCGCCAGACGCCGGCATCCAAAAAGCCGGTCGCCACATCGTCATCAGCCGTGTGGATGATGACCTCGATGTCTTCATCCGGCATCTCAACCGCTGAGGGAATCCACCGGCTCATCGTGCCAGCCTCCAAGTGATCGCCGCCAAAATGAGCGGCAGGGTGATGACTTGCAGGAAGTCGATTGCGTAACCGATACAGCGAAGCGTGGTCTCGTAGTCCATTACGCCGCCCTCCGTTCCAGCCGAGTCGAAGTCGGCCATGAGTGGTGCTTGTTCTGAAATTCAAGCTCGGCATCCACGCGGGACTTCGCCCAAACATAATCGCCGAACCGGCCAAAGACCCCGTTTGCTTGGCAGTAATAAAGGTTCATTACGCGGCCCTCCGTTTCCGTGTTGGGACCGTGGTGCGATTCGCGGTAGAGGCGTTCCTATAACCCCACCAGTCGAGAAAGGATTCCCTGACGATGTGCCAGCCACCGCACCGGCCGCGTGGGAGGCTTGCCGCAAATTCGCCCCGTTTAATGTAGTCGCGGATCGATCGGCTGGAAAAACCCGAGAGGCGCCGAGCCTCGTCCATGTTGATGTAGACATCGGAGAGGTTCATGCTGCCTCCTTTTCGAGCTTCTCGATGAGTAGATGACGAACGAACCCGCTGAGGCTCATTCCGCGTTGATAAGCGTGCTTGCGCGCTTGGTTGATCAGTTGTGGCGGAAGTGAAATCCCCGCCGCTTTTGCTTTTTTGTTCTCCGGGACTGGTCTGTTAGCCATGGACAACTATTGACAATAGTGGCCATGGATTGACAACGAAAAAATAAGCAATTCACCCCATACCCCCAAAAATTGACAATTATTGAGGCTGTGATATTTTCTGTTGACATGAGTGCGAAAAAACCCGCCGACAGAAAATCCAAGAACTCTGGAATCTCTCTAGAGCCTGATCTAATCAAGCGCTCCAAGGATTTCGCAGAGAAGAATGGATTTGGCAGTTTGTCGAATTGGGTGCGCTTTTTACTCACGCAAGAACTCCGTAGGGCGGATGGAAATCCGAGCTACAAGCTCGAAGAAATTGGCAAACCAACCGCCGAAAAGAACGCTTCAAAGGGAAAAGTCCAGTCGGGTGCTGGTGTAGTGATCGAGCCGGAATCCGAAACTTCCGCTTCTGGTCACTCAATTCACGCAAAGAAAAACTCCCAGAAGACTGGATAGGGCAGGTTCACGATTTAACGCAAGACCAAGACACCCAAATGCCCGTCATGCTCTGGCCCGATTTGCTGGGGGGGGGGGTAAAAGACT